CATATCGTTTGGGATATACCCAAAGATACGGCAAATTTCGGACTCCACCATAACTTCTATCTGTTAATCTGTCAGTTACGCAAAAATTGTTTATTGACAATCAATTAGTTATAAATTACGGATTTACCATATATGTCAGTTTATGCGTAAAACACTGGTTTTCAACACGTTATATAACCTATTGACAATCAATGACTTATGTTTTTAGGGGTAAAAATGGGGTTTTCTTGCGTTTTTTATCAATTTAAAAAAACTTTAATTCTCTTTGCGTTTTCGTTTTTCTTTTGTATATTTATTTTCGTAGGGAAACCTATGGGGGCTCTGTTAAGTAGGAGTGGCACTCAAATCATTATGTGATTTATTTGTTTCTTCTAACCTCTGTTCCAACTCATATTTCTGTGAGGGGGGACAGGGGGGTGTAAGTAGAAGCAGCATCTAAATCATAAAAAGACACTTGACAGCACTGAAGCAGACAAAATAAATAAAAAAGTTAAATATAAAAATAAACTTGATTGTTTATATAATAAGTAAGACTTAATTCAATACTGCTTCAGTAATTATTCTAAAATATAAGCAGTGTCTTACTCTTCTAATATATTAGGGAGACTACGAAGTGCCAGTAGTTCTCCCTTTTTTTTTATTTAATATTTTGCCGTTTGGATTTTTTTTCTTATATTTATTATTATAAAAATAAATAAACTATGGCACTAGTTAAACAATGTTATAATTGTGGTAAAACAAAACCTACCACAGAATTCTCTAAATGTAAAGCAAGAAAAGACGGATTACAAAATCGTTGTAAATCCTGTAATAAAGTTGATAATAGGATATTCAGAACCGAAATCAATCCACAACATCATGCACAATGGCAAATAAATAATCCAGGTAGACAGCAAGAAATAATTGCTAAATATCGTAAAGGTGATAAGCCAGGTTTAATATACTACATTCAAAATCCAGCCGGTCAATATTATATAGGGATGACTAAAACCTATCTTAATGTTCGTTTAATTGAACACAGGGTAAAATGGAGAAGAAATAGAGAAGGTAAATCTAAATTAGCTTGTCCATTCCTATTTAATTCTTTTGATAAATGGGGATTTGAAAATCATAAGTGGGGAATCATAATCAAAGATGAGACTGCAAGCAGACAACAATTAAGAGAATGGGAAAAGGAAACTATTCAATTCTTTATGAATAAAGGTATATCATTAAATAAACAAATATAAGTTATGGACAAAAAAGAAAAAAAACATGCACTAATACAAATTCCGATTGAGGTGCATGAAGAACTTAAAAAGTATTGCGATAAGCATGGTTTTAAGATTGGAAGATTCACAGCAAACATTATCAAAAAATCAATTAAAGGAAAATCAGATGTGCATAATTAAATTAGGAAACGTAGTTGATGGTTTAATCAATGTAATCACAGGGGGTTGGGGGAAAGACCTCGCGTCGTTTATCGCCAAAAAATTCTTTGATAGAGATGATTGCGGCTGCGAAGGGAGAAGGATTTGGTTAAACGAATTATGTGGATGCAAAGAAGGAATCAAATTATGACATACGAAGAACAATATTTTACAAATAGAAATAAACAAAAAACAAAAGTTATGCAAGAACAAAAAACAACAATCAGTTTAAACATCGAAACACCAGAAGCAGATGCGAATTCACTTTACCTTATTGATTGGTCAAAAGTTACGGATATAAATGACCTTTTCATAATCATCGCATCTTTAGGCGTATCATTCTCACCACTACATCCATCTTGGACTAGAATAAAACATTTAATGGATTATGAAAACCCAGTACCTAATCCACAAATGCAAGGAAAGCCGGAAAAGAAAGAAATCAAATTACCAAAATTAAAATCTCTTTAATATGTTATCGCAAGAAGAATTAAAAGAATTAAAAGAAGTAATGAGTGGTATTACAACACACATACCTGAACACAAAATGGGATATGTTTGGAATATGTACAATAAGATATCAGGTAACAGTAAAGGACCACAACCTTGCGCATGTTCATCAGCAGCAAAATATTGGAGAGCAGCAGTAGACGAATTAAATGCCTATGTTAATACAAATGGATAGTGGAAGTCTTTGTATAGAATGTCAAAAGAGATTAACAAATCTTTATACCGAATCACACCATTGGTTGATTAAACATTCTATTAAAATTACAAAGAATAGAGAGGAAGCAGAAGATTTAGTTCAGGAATTGTATGAATATCTTCATCAAAAGTGCAATCCAAAGATATTTTGGGGAACTGCATACCATATGTTCTATTGTTATAGATTTTTGGAAAGCCGTTGGATAAACAAAGTAAAGAAGTTGAATAAAGTTATTTACCAGCCGGAAATATGGAGTGATGCAGAATATGAAGAATATAATGAATTATGGGATAGAGATGTACAGAAAGCACATGAAGATGTAATAGGAGAATTAAAAAGATTAAGTGGGACAAGAATGTGGGCACCAGCAAAGATATTTGAATTATATTGGATGAGTGATGACACGCTTGATGAAGTAGCAAAGAAAATAGGAATAAGTAAAAGTACAGTATATCTTTCAGTAAGAAAAATACGAAGATATTTAAAAGAAGTTATAAAGAATCCAAATGAGAAACATACAAACTGAACCGAGAGAATGCATCCAATGTGGTAATACATACGATTGGAATTTACGAAACATATATGGATTATGTGTACCGTGTAGAAAAAAACATTATTGTAAAAAAGGTAGATTAAAAACACATGAGTTCAAAAAACCATATCCATTGGGTGAAAACGAAAAGAGGGTAAGGCATAGAAGAATTGTAAAAGAATTGGATGCTGCAAGTAGTAGAGAAGAAAGACGAGAAATATATCGTAAAGAATTAGAATATATGATGCAATCTGGTATTTGGGAATGGTGTACTGATTTAAGGTTTAATCCTACAAAAGAACCAGGTAGTGGTAAGAAAGGCCGGAAACCATTAGATTCAAAAAACATACCAGATACACGCGGCATGTATGAATGATAAAATGTGGATAGATTACGAATATGTACACTTCGAGTTTTTATGGACTTGGATTCGAGATAAAAAATTATATCATCAAGGAAATGAAGATAGAGGCATGCTAATCATTACAGATGAAAACGATAACGTAGTAAAAATGTTAGGATATGAAAAAGTGGATGAAAAGGAATAAAGATATAACCGTTCTATTACTGATATACATTGCCGCCATTGGATTCATTTGCTGGTGGGCAACTAATGTATCCCTTTAACTACAAAAGCAAAGGAAGCGTGTTTTAATAGTGTATAAATAACATAAACAATCATGCCGTTTCAAAAAGGAAATCAATTAAGTAAAGGTAGGCCGCATGGTGCATTGAATAGAAGCACCGAACAGGCAAAGTTAGCTGTTGCAAGATTAGCTAATCAAGGTTTAGATGCTCTTCGTGAAGATTTGGAAAAGATAAGAAGGGAAGACCCAATAGAAGCAGCTAAGCTTTATTTAAAATTGCTAGAGTATATCGTTCCAAAGAAAGCACAGATGGAATTGCAAGGTGAAATAAATCATCAAATAAAACAGGTTTCAATTCAAATAACACAATCCAAAGATGCCGGAAGCAATTGATATACAAACAACAATAACATACGGACACGTAGAGAATGCTAAAAGTAGAATTACACAACATATAGGTGGTACACGTTCTGGTAAAACTTATGCGATACTACAATGGTTATTAGTACAAATGATTTCGAATGATGGATTAAATGTAACAGTAGTCAGAAAAACAATACCATCGCTGAAACGTACTGTTATAAAGGATTGGATTGATATCCTAAAAAGTTTGGATATTTGGAAAGAGGACCATTATAATGCAACAGATAGAATATGGCATTACTATAATAGCACAATACAATTTATTTCTACTGATGATGCGGAAAAACTTCGTGGGATAAAATCCGATATACTCTTTGTGGATGAAGCATCGGAAATAGATGAAGAAAGTTATTTTCAGTTAAGTATCCGTACAACAGGCAGAATCATATTGGCATACAACCCAACTGTATCACCGTATCATTGGTTAAGACAGATGGGGGATTGTGAACGTTTTGTAACTACATACAAAGATAATACATTCTTACCAAAAGAAATGGTTACGGCAATTGAGGAATTAGAAACTAAAAATCCTAAATACTGGAAGATATATGGTAAAGGTGAGTTTGCGCCGAACGATAAGGCGATATTCCAATTCGATACGTGTGATGAGTTTGACGCTGACTTCATTGGTTTTGGGATTGACTTTGGATTTTCCAGAGATGAAACGGCATTGGTAGCAGTTTATAGGAGTGGTGATAGAATTTATTTGGAAGAACTCTTATATGAGAAAGGATTAGTAACATCAGATATAGCAGATAGATTACGCAAATTAGATATTACAAAGAGTGAAGAGATATGGGCAGATTCTGCTGAACCACGACTAATCGAAGAACTATATCGAAGTGGTTTTAATATAAAGCCAGTAGTAAAGGGAAAGGATAGTATTAAGTTCGGAATAAATGTAATGAACAATTATAAAATCCACATTACAAAAAGTTCACAGAATCTAATCAATGAAATGTATGCTTACCAATATGCAACAGATAAACACGGATATACAACGGATGTACCTGAAGGAGGATTAGACCACTTAATAGATGCTGCAAGATATTGTTGTATGATGAAGTTATCACAACAAGCACAAACGAAAGGTAAGTATGCAATAACAATAGGAAATATAAAATACTAATATGGAACAAACGTGGACAGAAAACGAAATAAAAGAACTGATACTATACGCAAAACATCTGCAAGAGTTAAACCAAGAGTTGAATGCAAAGATGATTATGATGAATGCTAAATTAGAAAACGAAGAAAGAAAAAATACAAGATTAACTAACATGCTTAAAACCCTAATGAATGGAAATAACATTAACAATCCCAACTGATTATTCTGCAATACCGCTAAAGAAGTGGTTAGCATTGATGGATGACATTAAAAACTATGAAGGTGATGAGGAAGCAATCACTGCACTTACTCTACATCACTTATGCAATTTAGATACACAATTCATAAGCCATTTAAGTATGGAAGATATGAATGTATTGAAATCGGAATTAAGTAATTTTATAGGCAATACGGAATTACCATTTCAGCAAATAATAAACATCAATGGTGTAGAGTATGGATTTGAACCTAACTTATCTAATATGAGTTATGGTGCATACCTTGATATTACACAATGGGATACAATAACAATAGATTCAAATTGGGCAAAGATAATGAGTATCTTATATAGACCAATTACAAAGAAGCAAGGTAAATATTATTCTATTAAATCGTATGATGGAACAATGGATGCAGAAACTTTCCTTAATGTAGGGATGGATGTACACTTTGGAGCACTTTTTTTTTTCACCAATTTATCAATGGACTTGCTGAACGCTACCCTGAACTCTTTGAAGGCAGGGGAATCTCATCCGAGCATCAAGTCAATTTTGGAAAGAAGTGGAAAGGATATGCAGCGCTTGTTGAATTGGCAGAAGGAAATCTCTTACGAATTGAAGAAATCACTAAACAACCGTTAGAGAAATGTTTACTCCTATTAGCATATAAAGCTGATAAGAATGAATTAGAAACTCTTTTACATAAGGAAGCAATGAAAAAGATACGTGTATAACTATATTTCGTAATTAAAAATATTTTTCGTATATTGTAGTATGGAATGGAAAGAATTAAAAAGATATGAAGGATTATATCTGATAAACGAAAATGGAGATGTACAATCTGTTGATAGATATTTACCAGCAGGTAAGCATGATAAAAGAATATACAAAGGTAAGCTAAAGAATAG